GGTGATAAAACTAAACCAGATATATCTGTTAATCCTCCTACTTTTGTTTATGGTCAAGGAAATCCTCTTTTTGGAGTTAAACCGCCAGCAGATTTTTCAACAATAACTGTTGGCAAAGGCAAAAAGGCTAAAACAATAACAGTTCCAAAATCTTTTGGTTTTAGTAAAGGTGGACTTGTTCCAAAATATTTTGCTTCTGGCGGGTATGGTAAAGGAACTGACATTATTCCAGCAATGCTAACTCCTGGAGAGTTTGTAGTAAGAAAGAGTGCAGTAGATTCGATAGGCATTGACAGTATGCAATCTATTAATAATGGACAAATGCCAGTAAGCAATTCGTTGTATAATTATAGTGTAAGCGTTAATGTTTCAAGCAGTAATGCTAATCCAAACGATATTGCAAGAGCAGTAATGAATCAAATCAAACAAGTTGATGCACAAAGAATTAGGAGTAGCAGATAATGGCAACAGCAGCATATGTTTTAGGTCGTAAAAGATATACCAGACCACAGGCAATAATTTGGTCAGAAAATGCTGGAACTCTTTCTGCTAGTGGAATATATATTCCAATAGGACAAGAAATAGGTGCTGACTCTTCATTAACAACTGCCGCTCAACCAGCAAACCAATTTTTAATTTTGTCTGATCACAACAGATCCGCATTACAATTTAAACCAAATAGAATTGAACAAAGACAAAGAATGATTAATGGCAACATGAGATCACATCATATTGCAGATAAAATTACTATGTCAGTTAGTTGGGACAATCTTCCTTCAAGAGCACATTTACGAGTTGCTGACTTTAATGCAACTGGAGAGTCTGACCTTGTTGGTCAAAATGAATATACTGCAGATGGTGGAGCAGGTGGTGTAGAATTACTTGATTGGTATGATAAACACAAAGGACCATTTTGGATGTTTTTATCATATGATAAATATAAAAACTTTGGTACAGATGATTCAGCATTTTTACATCTAACCAGTTATAGTGAAATTATGCAGGTTTATATTTCAGATTTTTCCTATGATGTAATAAAAAGAGGCAGAACAAATCATGATCTTTGGAATGTTTCTGTTTCTTTGGAAGAAGTGTAATGTTTGAAAATTCAACATTAAAAAATCATTTTATTGCATCTCCAACTATTCAGTCTCGTGCAAAAATAGTTGCTGAATGGAATATGAATATGCCTGACAATATTTTTAAACTGGGCAATTATAGATATAGACCACAAAGTTCTGATACAAGATACTTAGCGATACAGTCAGCATTTGATCAAAACGACACTGGTAATTTTTATACAGGAGCAACAGATGCAGATGTAATTGTTGATGGCGGTGTAGACGATGATATAAATCCAATTATTTATACCGCAACAAAAGAACAACTTAAACTTTATTATTCTTTAGAAGATTGCATTAAACCATTTAGACCAAGATCTGGTATTAATAAAATATCTTATTTTGCAAGTAATAAAATACCAGATTTTACTATTAATTCTTTAGATAATCAAGGTTCTTTTTTTACTCAAAGACCTAGATATTATATGGCAGACAGAAGAGATGAATTTAAATATTGGACTTCATATAGAACTGAAAAAGATTCTCCTTCATCTGTAAATACAACAGAAAGAGGAATTGCTGATAGGCTAATAGGATCATCTTATTACATTCAAGACGCAGCACCATTTGTTGTTTATAAAAATATTGTGCCAGCAAATCGACTTGTTGTTAAAATGCAAACAAATGTTGGAAGTGTTAATTTAGGTACTTTTCAGTCTACTACAGGAAATATTTCAGATCCATTTTATGGACCAGCAAACAAAACAACACCAGTTATTTGGAAAATTCAGGTACTAAAAGGAAATCAATGGATTACTGTTGAAGATTTTAATTACTCTTCAATTAGACCAAATGGATCTCCAATAGTTCCAGATGATGGATATATAGAATTATCTTATGGGCTTAATGTTCCAGATCAATATAAATCTCGTTTTATCCATGCTGAGGTTTTGTCGTCAACCACTTTGCTTCCAAGCAATTCAATAGATGGTTATTCTTATTTAGTTATTAATGGTAGTTCTGATAAAGGAACTTATCACATATGGAATGCAACTACAGATTCTTATGAGCAGTTTGTTCCAGAGTACACTTGGTTTTTAACAGATGAATCTTTAAATCAAACTAAACATTTTGTTACAAATGTTTCTACTCCATCTTCTTATTTAGAAACTACAACTAGTCAAACTGTTTATAGAGAGTTTGATTACATAAAAGGAATAAGAATTGTTGTAGATTCAATGAATAAGTTTAATTCAACGTTTGATTTGATTGAGTTTTCACCAAGATTAACGGTAGATTTATCAGATCAAGTAATGTCATACAATGTTACCAAGTCTCTTGGGGATTTAGGTTCTGGTGCATTACCAATAGGACAGTTGTTAGTTTCAACTGGAAGTTTAACTATTTTCGATGAAGATCAAGCATTTAATGAAAATTCTAATAGTATTATTTCTGACTATATTAGAAAAAATGTAAAGTTTACATTTTATGAAAAAATTATGGACATTAATGGTTTTGATTATTTAATTCCTTTAAAAAGTTTATATTCTGAAGGTTTTCCGCAAGCAGATGTAACTGGTGGAACAATATCAATTCAGTTAAGAGATCTTTATTTTCATTTTGAATCAATGCCAGCGCCACAATTATTTTTAACAAATGTATCTTTAAGTTATGCAATTGCGTTACTTCTTGATTATGTTGGTTTTAGCAATTATGTATACAAAAGAAATGTTGGAGATGTTGAGCCAGTTATTCCATATTTTTTTGTAGGACCAGATAAAAATTTAGCAGAAGTTTTAAATGACTTGGCAGTTTCAACACAAACGTCAATGTTTTTTGATGAATATAACAATTTTATTGTTATGAGCAAAGATTATTTAATGCCAAGTCCATCACAAAGATCGGTAGACTATGAATTAATTGGATCAAAAGTAACTGACAAAGTTTCTGAAATTATTATTTTAACTGATGATGGTGGAAGCCCAACAACAACAGCAACAGAAGAGTTAGATGCAGGATTTTACAATACAACATTTTGGACAGAAGAGTTGGGTCAAGGTAGTGCATCATTAATTGAAAATACTGCTAATATTATTAAAAACAAAGTTATAACTGGCAAAAAACTTGCAAACATTATTGATATAGCATCACAAGATAAAAAAATTTATAATGATGGAAAAATTACATATAAGTCTAGATACATAGAAAAAGCATACAGACAGTTAGGCGAAGAAAATAATTTAAGAGGTCCTGAAGATAAAACATGGATCTATAAACCATCTATGTTGTGGCAGATTCAAGATACACAAGAATCTAGAATTGGCAACAGTTCTGGAGGATATAGTCTTGCTGCGGTGCCATTAAAACAAAATTTAAATAACTTACCACCAACTGTTCAAAATGGTATTGTTATTAATAACATATTAGATATTGGAGAAAACGCATACTTTTTAGTTAGATATCAGGGTTATTTTTATGCAAATGGAGAAATAATTAAATATGATGCTGTAGAGTTTAATGTTGGCGATGTTGGCAATGTTTGGATTAGCAGTGATGCTGAATACAAAGAGTATTTATCTAAACTACCATTTAATGGAAAAATTTATCAAACTGGTTTAGTTAGAATATATTCTGAACCATACTATGAGTTAGTTGCTGGAGTTAGTAAAAGAAAAGAGGGTGCCGTAAGATCTCATGGCAGAGCACAATTTGGAACCAGCATAGTTTCTCATTCATCTGGATTAACATCATATTGGACAAATACAGATAATCGAAGAGGATGTCAAATGGAATCACAATATCTTTTTGGTGATACTCCATTTGCTGGATCAACTACAACTGGAGCAGCGGGTGTTAACAATGTTTTAGCAAAAAGATCATCTGTAAATGGGATTATAAAAAGATATTTATCTCAATCTAGTTTAACAGAAAAAGAAGTATTAAATTTAAATGTTATAGATTCACAAAAAAATAAAGGTATTGTTCAGTCTTCTGCATTAGTTTTAAAAGGACCAACCTTTGAAGCAGCAGATCCAAATCCAACAAATTTTATAACATCAGTTATTCGTACAATGGAAGATAAGTTTAATTATTTTGGAACTAGAATTAGAATTATTGGTGCATCTGTTGGAGAAGTTAAAGATGAAAATAACAGTTTGTATACTGCAGTAACTACTTTAGATGGTTCTATTTATTATCAAAATGCAACTGGTTCACCAAACCAACCAGTAAAAGTTTTTGGTAATTCTGGTGGAATAGGTGTTTTAGTTAATGCAACAAATAACAATGGTTATTATTTTGAAATTATATCTTTAGATGGATCAACTGCAGATGATAATCATGCTAACATTATTTTTTATAAAATTGAAAAAGATGCATCATCCACAAAAGCAATACCAAAATTATTATGGAGTGGAAATGGAAAGATTCTTTCTGACTCTGGCAATTTTGTTGGTTTTTCTAAAAAATTCGAAGATCCAAATTCTACAGTTTATGATCTGGCAGTAGAGTATGCAGAAAATATATTAGATACTAATACAAGAAGATTTTATTTATATATTGATAATGTTTTAGTTGCAACTGTTGACGATACAAATCCACTACCAAAAGGAAATAATGTTGCTTTGTTTACTCGTGGTGGAACAAAATGTATGTTTGAAAATCTTTTTGGCTTAGGTCAAAACTATGGATTATATGGGTCTGAACTTGTAACTGAGCCAGCAGGCAAAATATTTGGTGGTAATGCAGTAAACCTAAGAGAATCTTTGAAAAAATATGCTATGAGTGGAATATTTCAAGATACATATTTATCTGGTATTGGCACTAGTAGTAATCCAAATTATAAAATTTTTTATGAAGAATTTGGAACAATAATGAGAGAGTGTGCATATTTTAATGTTAGGTTTGATAATGCATACCCAGCATTTGCTGCAAAGATGTTTAAAAGACAAGATACAGTAAAAGACTATGTAGTTTCTGGATTTAAAGCAGACGCATATGGTGCAGAATTTTTACTATTTAATTCTACAGATGCTCTTTTAGATTTAGGAACAACAGCATTTAATTCAGTAGATATTCTTGGAATTGCATTTACACAAGACAATACAAATGCTTTAACAGTTGATGATTATTTTAAAAAGACATCAAGTTTTTCAGATCCAGAACTTAAAGGAAATGTATTTGTATATTCTCCAGTAATTGAAGAACAAAAGTATAACAGTATTAAAAATAGCAGAATGGCTTATGGTAAAAATCAATTTTCCATTGAAAGTGATTATATTCAAACACCAGACGATGCCGAAGATTTAATGGGATGGATTATTAATAAATTAATGCAACCTAAAAAAGCAATTGGTCTTAATATATTCCCAACTCCAATTCTTCAATTAGGAGATCTTGTAACTATTGATTATAAAAATAATGATGATATTGATATGGTTACAAGTGCAAATTCTAGATTTATAGTTTATAATATTGAATATGGAAGAGATAGTTCTGGACCTTCTATGACTATTTATTTGAGCGAGGTATAAAAATGTACGATGATTATATGGGTGTGCCAGGATTATTTGCTCCAGGAACAACACCACAACCATCTACAACTAATGTTCCAATCCAATATAACTCAGTCGATGATTATATGGGAGTTCCAGGTTTAACAGAACAAGGGCCAAGAGTTCAAGCAACACCACCAACGCCAGAACAATATTTAAGAGTTGATACTGGATCAGGAACAACTTCAACTGTAGTAACAAACGTTCCTATCAAAATTGCAACACCACAATATGTTAACTTTGATACAAGCGTTATAGACAGACAAGAAGGTTTAGAAACATTTTTCTTTGAGCAAATTTCTGGTGCAGAGTTATTAATTTCAAGCAATAGAAATTTTGTTAATACAATTAATATTAGTTATCAACCTATCATAAATGTATCTGATTTTAAAAACGCATACGATCCTAGAAAAATAATTGCATTACAGGATACAGCAGATGTATATTTTTTAAATTTTATTATCAATCTTTTAAGTAGAATACCAGATGTTCCAACATCTGATAGTACTAATGGTACAAACGTTTATATTACAACTTCAGGCAATATTGTAATAGAAACCAAAAATAATGAGCCTGACGAAAGGGTAGAAATACAAATCCTTTCAGGTGGTACAATATATAATGATACATTAGGAGTGAGTCTGTCTTGATAACAATTAAAGGTAAAGAGATTGTAGCAAAGTATTTGCTTGGAACCGCACCAGCCTATGCTTCTTATATGGCTTTTGGATGTGGTCCACAACCTCTGGGTTCTGGAGATTCACATGATTTTAATGAATATGAAATAAAAGAATCACTAGATTTTGAAATGTTTAGAGTTCCAATTTCTTCAAAAGGATATGTTTATGAAGATGATGTAAACAAATTAGTATTTACAGCAGAACTTCCAGGACAAGAAAGATATGAAATTACAGAAATTGGAATTTATTCTGCAGGCAGCAATCCATCTGCCGCAGGATTTGATAGCAGAAATATTGTTTTGTTTTCACAAGAAGAATCCTGGCAGGCAGTAACTGCTTCAACATCAACCATACCAGTTATAACAGCCCCACTTGATCCTGCTGATAATAATGTTATTAGTCCATTGGTTGACGGCGCAGAGGTTGATGTTTTTCAAGCAAATGCTGATAACAGAGTTTTTTATAAAAAAAATAGAAATGACTATTATGAGAGATGTAGATTTTTTAATAACGTTGTCATGATTGCTGGAGATTATTCTAGTATAAAAGATGCAACTGCTTCTACAGATCTTTCATCTGTTTATCATATTTTAAAAACAGGAACATCTCTTAATCTGTCTCAAAATTCATTATCAGACAAAATTAAAATTGCATTTTCTATTATTAATAAAAGTGCATCACAAACACTTTCAACTCCGTATACTGGTCCAGATAGTGTAAAAATTATAATTGATTTTATTAATACATCTACAAAAAAAGCAAGATTAATATTTAACGCTATTGATTCAGCAAGTGCAGAACTTAATTTTTCAACTAATAGATATTATGTACTTGAAAAAGAAATATCTGATGCTGTTCAAGATGATGGATTTACCTGGGCAGATGTAACATCTATAAAAATATATGCTTGTGCTGTTACAAGCAATGCATTAGATGACGGATATTATGTTGGTCTTGATGCGATTAGAGTTGAAAATGTTTCAACACAAAACCCTTTATATGGATTAACTGCTTATACAACTGTTAAAAATATTAGTGAACAACCAATATTAAAAGCATCTAATACAAATAATTATGTAGAATATAGGATGACTGTTGGTGTTCAGTAGTGGCAGATAAAAATATAAAAAAATCAATTATTCCAAAAAAAAATTTGCCAGATTTTAGTGGCAAAACTGGAAAGTATGATCTTAGATATAGAGTTATTTCTGAAGACAGAAATAGAACCTCACATTGGTCTAAAGTACATTCTTTAACAGTTCCTTCTGTAACGCAACTTACTTCAGCATCCTATCAACTTGTAGTAGAAGAAACAAATCCTACAATTTATGTTGTTCAGTTGTTTTGGACACCTAATAGTTCCTATCTATTTAATACTTTTGATATATATTTATCAACCAACAAAGCAGTTGGAGAGCCAGTTGTTGCAGATTATTCTTATAACAGAAGGATGTCTGTACCACAATTTTCTATAAATCTTGATGATAATGATGTTGATAATTTTAGTATTATTGTTCATTCTCCAACTTACGATAGAATTATAAATAATAATCATATATTGGTAAAAACTCCCAAATATACACTACCTGTAAGTTAGTCATATATGGTATAATTAAATATCATGCCTAAAAAACTTATAGTTCCACAAAGAGGTCAGCCACTAGATGTTTCATACATTAATAATATTGTAACAGTTGTTAATGAACTTATAGATCAAGGCTCTCCTTCAGCAAAAAATACCACCAAGATTGTTAGAACATTTCCTCAAAGAGCAGAGAACATGATTCCAACTCCAGGTGTTTCTATTTATGGAGAAGTTGTTAATGTTGCAAACTCTACAGCAACAACTTCTGGTGGGGAAATTCCATTTAAAATTAATTTTAGTTATTTGTATCCACCACTTGTTGTTGCAACTCCTTGGAATAGAGGTGGAACAGATGCTGGAAAAAATGTTTCTATTTATGTAACTAATGTAACAACATCTGAGGCAAACCTTGTCGCTAAGTTTTCATCTAATGGAACAGCAACAGTAGACGTTAATGTTCTTGTTGTTGGAATTCCAAATTGAAATGCGTAAAATGTAAAGGTAAAATCTTAGTAGACCGTCAATTCAGCACATCTGAGCATCTTGAGGTATACTGTATTGTATGTGGTAAAAGAAAATTTTATCATCCACCAGATAGTTCTAAAGAGGGATCATGGCTTCTTTCTCAGGAAAAGACGAGGGCAAAGATTACAATAACGCCCCTGTAATTTCTGGTAGCAAAAAAATATGGTTTCTTAATGGAGACCTTGTAAGAATATATCATAATAGTAGATCTACTGGTACTATAACTTTATACAATATTAACAAAGATCAAAATGAAATTTGTTTTTTACATGAATTTAAAAAGAAAAGAGAACGAGCATATACCGTGAGTGAAACATCACAACTATTAAATAGACATAGAAAGTATATGCCACGTTTGATGAAAAAGGGGATTATTCCATATCCTAAAGGATCTAGTAAGGATGGAAAAATAGGATTTCAGATTAGATCATATTATTCTGAAAGTCAGGTTAAAGAGATGCGAGATATTCTTGCATCAATTCATCAAGGCCAGCCTAGAAAAGACGGATTGGTAACAAATAATAATACGCCTACTAAGCAAGAGTTGACACGCAGAATGGGCGATGGTATACTTACTTATACGAAAACTGAAGATGGTAGATATATTCCTGTTTGGAATGAGAGCATTAACTAAGCCTTTGGAGGGCTAATGGAACAAAATGATGAGACTAAAGTATCTGTTACTTTAGGATATACACTAAATCTTGGCAACTTTCAATCGCTACGGCTTGATTTGGGCGTGGTAGATTCAAAGAGGCAGGGTGAGACTACAAACGATGCTATGGAGCGTGTATATGGCTTTGTAGAGGCTAAATTGACCGAAAAAATCAATGAGGCTAAGGCAGAAATAGCAGAGTAATGGCAGATCGCAAAGACCGAATGGCTTTGCTGAGCAGGTATTCTAAGTATCATACTGAAAGATATCAAGCAAAGCCTACTTTAAATTTAAATGTAGAACAGTGGGCTTCAGATGCATTGATTGAATCCTACGGATTGCCAGTCTGTTATGACCTACTTCAATATTATTTTAAAGTGGCACAAGATCCATCTTGGAATCATTTTGCATATAATGCTGAAAAAATCTTAAAGGCTAAACTTGATAAAGAGCAAGATGATAAAGAACGATTAGAAAGACGTGGAAAGGCAAGGGCGTGGCTAAGTGAATAACTCAGAGGCAAAAGTAATTAATGCTGTATTAAAAGATAAACAGATACACGTTTTGCTTCAGGCCAATATTGATAATGTAATAAGAACCCACAATGATATATGGAACTTTATTAAAAAATATTTTGAACACAATAGTACAGTTCCTCCAATTTCTTTGGTTGTAGAAAAGTTTAGAGATTTTGAAGTGATAGAAGATATTGGTGCAACTAAACATCATCTTGAAGAATTACAACACGAATATCTTAACGACAGCCTTAAAGATATTTTACGTTCTGCTGCTACAGACGTACAAAATGATAAAGGCTCAGAGGCTCTTAATAACCTAATTACTAAAACATCTGAATTAAAGAAAAACACATCTGCGGTTCGTGATATTGATGTTATTGATTTAGATTCTGCTATTGCTTATTTTGATCATCTTAAAAAGATGGAGGAAGCAGGTAACGTAGGAATTAAAACGGGACTACCAGGATTTGATAACTATCTTCCTTCTGGCATCACCGCTGGACAACTAGGAGTATTTCTTGCATATCCAGGAATCGGTAAATCTTGGCTTGCACTTTATTTTGCGGTACAAGCATGGAAGCAAGGTAAAACTCCATTAGTAATTAGTCTTGAAATGTCTGAAACAGAAGTTCGTAATCGTGTGTTTACAATTATGGGCGAAGGTATTTGGTCACATCGCAAAATAAGTCAAGGAAAAATTGAGATAGACACTTTAAAAGAGTGGCATAAGCGCCACCTTGAAGGTAAAAATCCTTTTCATATTATTTCTAACGATCAAGGTGGAGAGATTAGCCCATCCGTAATACGTGGAAAAATTGATCAATATAAACCAGACTTTGTTATTGTAGACTACCTACAACTTATGACACCAAATCAAAAGTCGGACAATGAAACTGTAAGAATGAAAAACTTATCTCGTGAACTTAAACTTATGGCCATTTCGGAAGAAGTTCCAATTGTTGCTATTTCCTCTGCTACCCCAGATGATGTAAATGATCTTAGCAGCGTTCCTACACTTGGTCAAACAGCATGGTCTAGACAGATTGCGTATGATGCTGACTGGGTAATGGCTTTAGGTAGAGCAACTAACTCAGACATTATTAATTGTGCTTTTAGAAAGAATCGCAATGGGTTTATGGGTGATTTTTTAGTGCAGGTAGACTTTGATAAAGGCTACTATCGCTATAAAGACTACGAAGATAAGGCGTTATAATATAATGTGTCGCTTCATCACAAACCGATCAAAAACTTTTATCTTGATGGCATAATCAAGGATGAGTCTCACATACCCAGACTTAAGGAAGAATATCTTAGATTATTGGTCATACAAATGCGTGAAACTGGGTATGCACCAAGAATTGACATTGAGCCAGACTTTACGCTAAACTATGATAGTGACAAGAATTGTTTTGAGTTTGGGCTTACGGCATATGGAATGTACGTTGGAAGAATCGCGGTAGACGGGTACAGGCCAATACATATACAGAAGACCAGATTAAAAGAGTCCTTGTCGGGTCAGGCGTAACTATAGAGTCAGAAGTCGGATCAGACTTCATTATATTTTGTCCATATCACAACAATACAAGAACTCCAGCGGGAGAGGTTTCAAAAGAAAGCGGATTATTCTTTTGTTTTAGTTGTCAACAAACTGCAGAACTTCAAGAACTTATTATGAAGATGACTGGCAGATCATATTTTGAGTCTATTAGATTTATCAAAAGCAAGGAAAAAGAAACAAATATAGAGGACCTTGTAAATAAAAAACTTTATAAGCCTAAAGAGTTTATACAATATGATGAGTTACTTATTAAAAGATTAAACAATCAAGCACTAGAATCACCACGAGCATTAAGATATTTTGAAGGTAGAAAGATTACAAAAAAGTCTATGGATAAGTTTAGTCTTGGATATTCCGAAAAACAAGATATGGTAACAATACCAGTTCAGTCTCCAGATGGCATGACTATAGGTTTTGTAGCAAGAACAGTTGAGGGTAAAGAGTTTAAAAATACCCCAGGATTGCCTAAGAGTAAAATACTTTTTAATTTACATAGAGTAAAACAGTCTAATAAAATATATGTAGTAGAATCATCATTTGATGCTATCAGAATAGATCAAGTTGGATTGCCAGCAGTTGCAACATTGGGAGCGAATGTATCCAGTTCTCAGATAGAACTACTTAAAAAATACTTCAATGATGTATATATTGTTTCAGATAATGATGATGCTGGAAATACAATGGCTAATAAACTTATTGACAAACTTGGCGGTAGATCATCAATAATTAAATTAGATTCAATATATAAAGATATTGGCGATATGCTTGATAGTGATATAATAGAATTGTTGCAAAAATCTGATAACTTAGTAGATCAAATTTTTAAAACAAACATATAGTTTGACAAACACAAACGAATACTATACAATAAATATACAACAAAGGAGAATAATATGAGCGTAGTAAAGGGACTAAAAAACATCAATGCCCTGCTCGACAAACCAAAATATGAAGGAACTGGAACAAAGGTCCGTTGGCTGAAATTAGCAGATGGACAAGCAGTTAAAATAAGATTCATTGAAGAACTTGATGATGAGTCTGCAAACTACAATGCTGATCGTGGTCTAGCACTTGTTGTAAAAGAACATACAAATCCAAAAGATTACAAGCGCCGCGCTTTAGACACAATGGAAACAGAAGGTCGTGACTGGGCAGAAGAGATGCACCGTAAAGATCCAAAGGCTGGCTGGAAAGGTCGCCTTCGTTTCTACTGCAATGTTCTTGTTGATGATGGCATTGAAGAACCCTATGTTGCAGTTTGGGCTATGGGAATAAGCAAGCAATCTGCATTTAATACAATTCGTGAGTATGCGCTTGAAATAGGTAGCATCTCTAATCTTTCGTGGAAGTTAAAGCGTAACGGACAGGGAACTGAAACAAGTTACACATTAATTCCAGGCAGTCCAGATAAAGAACCATTTGATTGGTCTAAGGTAACGCCGTTTCCATTAGAAAAGGCTTTGAACAAAATTCCTTATGCTGAACAAGAAGCGTTTTATCTTGGATTTGACACTCCAAGTAGTTCGGCAACAAACATTGAATGGTAATTTGTGAACTACGTAGGATTACACGTTCACACACACTATTCACTTATGGATGGTGTTGCTACACCTCAAGAATATATTGACAGAGCCGTGAGTCTGGGCATGACAGCAATTGCTATCACAGATCACGGCAGCCTGTCTGGTCATCGTGAGATGTATCGTGCAGCAAAGGCAGCGGGAATTAAGCCAATTCTTGGTATTGAAGGATATATTGCTGCAGATAGATTTGATCATAGAGATAAAGCAGAACGTACAACACCTCTTGATTTAATTTATAATCATATTGTTATTCTTGCAAAGAATCAACAAGGTTTAGAAAACCTTAATAAACTTAATGAGATTGCTTGGACAGAAGGTTTTTATAAAAAGCCTAGAATTGATTTTGCAGTATTGGAAAAGTATAAAGATGGTTTGATTGTTTTGTCTGCTTGTCTTAGTGGACTTATTGCAAAGGCTATTGAAGTTGGAGAGTTTGCAGTAGCAAAACAACATATTGAATGGTTTAAGAAAACATTTAAGGATGATTTTTATATTGAGGTAATGCCACACAATCCAACTGAAATTAATCTTAACCTTATGCAACTTGCTGATGAGTTTGGGGTAAAGATAGTAGTAACTCCAGATTGTCACCATTCAGATGTAGATCAAAAAGTTATTCAAGAAATGATGCTTATTCTTAATACACATGCCAAACTTGAAAAAGATGTTAAGTACGATAAGTCTAAAAAGTATAAAGATATGATGGATAGGCTTGACTATCTTTATGGCAAAGACAGAATGATGAGTTTTAATAGGTTTGACATTCATCTATTATCATATGATGAAATGAAGTCTGCAATGACTAAAGAACTTAAGTTTAGAGAAGATATGTTTGCTAATACCTTTGAGATTGCAGACAAGGTAGAAGATTATGATATTAAAGAAGATTTAAATCTACTGCCAGTTCAATATAAAAATCCAGACAAGGAATTAAGAGAACTTGCTTGGACGGCATTAGAAGAAATGCAATTAACATCCTCATGGCTTGGTAATGACTCTTATGAATTAAGATTAGACGAAGAACTAGAAACTATTAAAGAAAAGAAATTTGCTCCATACTTTTTGGTTGTTCGTAACATGATTAATTGGGCTAAGAAGCAAGGCATTATGGTTGGTCCAGGTCGTGGGTCATCAGCAGGTTCACTCCTTTGCTATACACTTGGAATTACTGACATTGATCCAATGCAACATGGACTTCTATTCTTTCGTTTTATTAATCCAGAACGTAATGACTTTCCTGATATTGATACAGATATTCAAGATTCTAGACGAGATGAAGTTAAAGATTATCTTGTAAAACAATATAGACATGTTGCATCTATTGCTACATTCTTACAATTTAAAGATAAAGGTGTTGTTAGAGATGTTTCTCGTGTATTAAATATTCCATTGCTAGATGTAAACAAAGTATTAAAAACTGTAGACACTTGGGATGATTTTTGTAGATCAAAAGCATCTGCATGGTTTAGAGAGAAATACCCAGAAGTAGAAATATACGGAGAGCAACTTAGGGGCAGGATTAGAGGCACTGGCATTCATGCTGCTGGTGTTGTTACAAGCAAAGACCCTATTTTTAAATATGCACCAATGGAAACTCGTTCTGCTCCAGGAAGCGATGAAAGAATACCTGTTGTTGCAGTTGATATGGAGGAGGCTGCAAGGATTGGTCTCATCAAAATTGATGCACTTGGATTAAAAACACTCAGCGTTCTTGATAGTACAATTCAAATTATTGAGCAACGACATGGCAAAAAGATTGATTTGTTGTCTATTGATATGAATGACAAGAATGTTTATCAAATGCTTTCAGACGGGTATACAAAGGGTGTGTTTCAATGTGAAGCAACGCCATACACAAATCTACTAGTTAAGATGGGTGTTAAGAATTTAGATGAACTTGCTGCATCTAATGCCTTAGTTCGTCCAGGTGCCATGAATACAATTGGTAAAGATTATATTGCTCGTAAACACGGTAAGCAAAATATTAATTATTTTCATCAGGTTATGAAACCAATTACACAAGACACATATGGATGTATTTTGTATCAAGAGCAGGTCATGCTTGCTTGCGTAGAACTTGGTGGAATGACTATGGCAGAAGCAGACAAGGTTCGTAAAATTATTGGTAAGAAAAAGGATGCAAGGGAGTTTGATGTTTTTAGAGATAAGTTCGTTTCTGGTGCGTCTAAGTTTGTTTCTCCCAATCAAGCAAAAGATCTCTGGCATGATTTTGAAGCGCATGCTGGATACTCATTCAACAAATCACACGCAGTAGCATATTCAACATTATCATATTGGACTGCATGGTTAAAGTACCACTATCCACTTGAGTTTATGTATTCTATTCTTAAAAATGAAAAAGATAAGGATGCTAGAACTGAGTATCTAATTGAGGCAAAACGCATGGGTATTCGAATTAAGTTGCCACACATAAATGAGTCAGACCTTGATTTTAAAATTGAGGGTAAAGGTATTAGATTTGGACTAACTGGAATTAAATATATTTCAGATAACATTGCAACCAAATATATTGCTGCACGTCCATTTACCTCTTTTAAACAAGTTGAAGAATTTACTTTTACAAAGGGTAATGGTGTAAATAGTAGAGCATTGCAAGCAATGAAGGGTGTTGGTGCATTAAACTTTGCAGATAATCCAACGGATGATAATGAAATTCGTGCTAATCTATATGAATATTTAAATCTTCCAGAGTTTAATATTTCTATTCCACAACACTACTATGCATATATAAATGATGTTGAAGAGTTTGAAGAAAAGGGTTCGTTTATTTTAATGGGTATGGTAAAATCAATTAAACGAGGAAAGGGTTGGTCAAGAGTTGAGGTTTTGGACAAGACTGGGTCTGTCGGTATATTTGATGATGAAAACACCACTATTGAGAGTGGTCGTACTTATATTATTCTTACAAACGATAATAGGATTGTGTCTGCAGTTCCTGTGGAAGAAATAAAAGATTCTAAAGGCGCACTTGTTAAGTTTTTAAATTACAAGATGTTGCCATATAAAGATGATGAAATGTTTGTTGTTTCCTTTAAGCCTAGAGTAACAAAGAATGGCAATAGGATGGCATCTCTTACAATTGCAGATGCATCGCGGGAATTACATTCAGTTACAGTATTTTCTACTTCTTTTCCTAAAGCATACATGAATATACAAGAAGGAAACGTATATAAGTTTGAGTTTGGAAAAACCAAAGATGGAACAGTAACAATGGAGGACGTAGTAAATGTTTGATAATTTAGCATATGAGTTACATAAAACAGCACAAGCAAAAAGGTTTTGGCCAGAAAAGGCTGATGATATTTTTATTGCCAAGCAGTGTATGATGATTGTTTCTGAAGTTACAGAGATAATGGAAGCAGTTCGTAAAAGTAAAGGTGAAGAAGAAATTGCTAAAGAGATAGCAGATGTTCTTATTAGAACATTAGATCTTTATGCTGGTATGAGAAAAAATGGATATCTTAATATTTCTTTAGATGAAGCGTTTGCAGAAAAAACACAATTTAATCAAACACGACCAGAAAAGCATGGGGTAAGATTTTAATGACAGTTTCAGTAGAAGAAGTATTGGCACAACTTAATCCTAAATTACGCAAGAGCGTAATGTCAGGAGATTCGGTTCCAGCCACAGAGTATGCAGCAACGCCTAGCATAGGTCTTAATAAGGCTTTAAACGGTGGTTTGCCATATGGTAGACAGGTTTTGATATGGGGATCTAAGTCGTCTGCAAAGTCTTCTTTATGCCTTCAGACAATCGCTTTAGCACAACAAGAAGGTAAGGTTTGTGCTTGGATTGATGCTGAAATGTCATATGACAAAGAATGGGCTAAAACATTAGGTGTAGATACTACTAAGTTAATTGTATCAAAGGCTAGAACAATAAACGAGATGGTAGATGTTGGAGTACAATTAATGGAAGCAGGAGTAGATTTAATTGTTGTTGACTCTATCACATCATTGCTTCCAGCAATATATTTTGAAAAAGATACAGATGAACTTAAGCAATTAGAAAACACTAAACAGATTGGTGCAGAGTCAAGAGATTTTAGTAATGCTTGGAAAATGATTAACTATGCAAACAATAAGGTAAAACCAACTTTATTTATTCTTATTTCACAATCAAGAAATAATATTAATGCTATGTATACTAGTCAACAACCAACAGGTGGTCAGGCTACCAAGTTTTATTCATCAACAGTTATTAAATTGTTTTCATCTGAATCAGACAATCAAGCATTGAAAGGAAAGATACATGTTGGAGATAAACTTATTGAGCAGAAGGTTGGGCGCAAAGTTAGGTGGGAGTTACAGTTTTCAAAAACTTCTCCATCCTTCCAATCTGGCGAGTATGATTTTTATTTTAGAGGTGATGATCTTGGTGTTGATACCATCGCTGATTTGGTTGATACAGCAGAAAGTTTAGGAATTATAAATAGAACTGGAGCCTGGTATCAACTTGAAGATGGCACTAAAGTTCAAGGCAGAGATGCTTTTGTAAATAAAGTTAGAGAAGAACTAGACCTACAGGATATGCTAAGAGACAAAGTAAAAAATGTCTGAAAAGTTTAAAACTTTTACTGGTAAATTTACATGTCAAAAATGTAATGAAGTTGTAGATATTTGTAGGCTTTGGAATGAAACAAAAGATGTTACTTGGATGTGTAGTAAAAAACATGTGTCTAAAATAAGTATGATTCCTAAAACAAAAAAGGATTATGAAAATGAGTGAAAGATCTGAGTCTAAAAGGTTAGGTGCTAAACAACATAAAAATTCTGGTAGAAATACTAAAAAGGGAGACGCATCTTGGAATGGATTTACTGTAGATTTTAAAGAAAGTGCTAAATCATTTACATTAAATGCAGATGTTTGGGCTAAGGTGGTAACAGATGCAATTAAAAATAATAATGATCCAGCACTCGTTGTTGTTTTGGGAGAGGGTAATAAAAAAATTAGACTTGCTATAATAGAGGTAGATGTCTTAGAACAAGTTATGGATGGTAAATAATGGAAAAAACAACACTAGAACAAATTAATGGTCTTTCAGAAATATCAGAGTATATGGAAGATGACGAATTAACAACGGCACTAACTACGATTGCAAAACTTATTATTAAACCAGATATTCCAATTCAAGTAGCAACTCTTGAAATAGTAAGATTGCAGGCAATTGCTGCTAAGTTATCATTAAAAGCAACTTGGATGGCAAATGTGGATAAAAATGATAGAGCAAAGAAAAACATATATTACACCGCTGCAGAGGCTGTTAACGATCTTGTTTCTGCCCTGAAATATATAACCAGATAGTGTATAATTGATATAACACAAAGGACATAGGGTATAAAAATGACAAAAAGTTTATTACAACAAGTAATGGTTAAGGCAGCAAAATCACAAAATAATATAGATGTAACATCAGTTATTGAAAAAATAGAGTCTGGTTATATGGTTGGACAAGACCCTAAACATCAAAAAAAGAAAACATTTGCTCCATCTGGATTAGTTTATGGTCAGGGAGAATGTGCCAGGTATTGGTATCACGCATTTGATGGTGTTGTTTTTGAAAGCACAAACACTCCATTTTCAGTAGCAAATATGTCAAATGGATCTCTTTCTCACGATAGAATTCAAGACGCACTTCTTAAGTCTGGTATTGCTAAAAAGTTTGTAGATGATGATGGCAAAGAGACAACAGAGTTTAAGATTATTAGCAACGATCCTCCAATTTATGGTTATGGCGATGGAATAATTGAATGGAACAATGAAGAATTTGTCATTGAAATTAAAACAGTTAATAATGAAGGATTTGAATACATTAAAAAAACCAACAAAGCAAAAAGTTATCACATTGCTCAACTTTTAATTTATATGAAATTATTAAAAATGGGCAAAGGTCTGGTTATATATGAAAACAAAAACAATCATGAATTGTTTATTGTTCCCATTGAAGTAAATGATCATTATAGAGCATGGATTGATCAAACATTTGATTGGATGAGAACAGTAAAACAAGCCTGGAGGGATAGGCAACTACCACAAAAAACATACAGAGCAAATTCTAAAATTTGCAAAGGATGTCCAATACAAAAAGCATGTGCCTTGTCAGAACCAGGATTAATAAAAATTAATCCTCTGGAGCAATTGAGTGAAGCCATGTGAGTGGTGTGAGAATGAATTTTCTCCTGTAGTAAGTTATCAAATTTATTGCAGTCCAGAATGTCGCACTCAGGCAACAAAAATTAAAATTGCAGAAAAACAAGTAATTAATAAAAGAAGAAAAAGATATGGCAAAGATCGTAAATGTGCAAGGGGATGTGGAATTATTCTTTCGGCATACAATGATTCTAATTACTGTGAAAACTGTTCGGTAGATAATAAAAAAGTAAACAAAGCATTAAAAGAATTAAAGGGTTTTATAGATTATGAAGATAGAACTTAAATTAACAAAGTTTGTTGCTATTGATGCAAGCACAAACAGTTTGGCCTTTGCTCTTTTTGAGTTTGGACAAATCAAAAAGTATGGCAAAATTAATTTTGAAGGCAAAGATATATATCAAAAATGTATTGATGCTTCTAAAAAAACAATGGCATTTTTAACTCATCCAATGTTTATTAATACAGACTCATTGATTATTGAACACACTGTGTTTATGAATAGCCCCAAAACTGCAGCAGACTTGGCCCTAGTACAAGGAGCGATTATAGGAGCAGCGGGAGTATTAGGGATAATTGATATAGCAAAGGTATCTCCTATTACCTGGCAAAATTATATTGGAAACAAAACGTTATCTAAAGAAGAAAAACTTGCGATTAGATCAAAAAATCCAGGAAAATCAGATGCGTGGTATAAATCTTATGAGCGTAATGTAAGAAAAGAAAGAACAATAAGGTTTATTGAAGTTAATTATGATAAGATTATAGATGACAACGATGTGGCAGATGCCTGTGCTATAGGTCACTGGGGTCTAAACAACTGGGAAAGGGGAATTAGTTAATGCCAGAATTAAACGCCAACATACCTCCAATAGAATGTTATGTTCGTGGTAATTTTTTAAGAGATCAAAAAGATTCGCATGATCAATATTTTCCCTGTGTTATTTTTGGAGTATCTAGCATACCGAATCGTAGCCCCTTGTTTCATTTTATGATGGAAGACGGGGGCATTTGGTGGCGTATGCCAATCAATGCATTTTGTACAGAGCCTAATGTACCAGAGGTTGACATACATAATTTAGTACTGTGGAATTCATTTAGTCCCTTTATTACAGTCACTAAGTTTTCAAACCTAGCAAATCTTCGTATGTTTTATATGGATAGAACTAAGACCAAGATTTCTGGTAAGTATTTGTTTACCCTTGACTGGTATGGTGGAGATGCCAATAATCTTGATGATGGTTATTCTGAAAATCCTGGACAACATAAATGTGGCCACGTCATTCAACGCGAGGATGGTAATTTTGCTATTCAACCAAACAACCGTGTGTTTGTGCTAGAGCCTTCCTTTACTACCAAATTTGGGAAACCGTTAATACATAGGCTTATTAATTCTACTCGCAAGTGGGATGTTGAGGATGCTTCGAAATGGATAACAGAAGATTCAGATGCATATCATTATGACATTATGAACATGGAGAATGAAGGCGGTCCTGTATTAGATAAATACTCTGAAAGATTAAAATATATGGAGGAAAACGGTATATGAGCAATAGGGATTCGTTTAAATTTGAAGAAACTGATAATGATGTGGTTTTAACTGTTGCTACAAGATGTCCTTCTAAATGGCTGTTGGTAGACAGAGAGACTGGTCAAGTATATCAAGGAAATGTTGGCGGGTATTGGGATAAATTAAAAACATTAGAAAGAATTGACAAATAATATCATGGGTGCTAAACTATATACAAATGAGGCGTGGTTACGTAAAAGATACATTCTTGATAAAAAGTCAGTTCCAGAAATTGCCAAAGAGTGTGAAACAAGTGCAGAAACTATCTATGTGTACCTTGCAAAATTTAGATTAAGGAAGTCAAAACGATGAGCGATGATTTAAGAATTATTGTAGATCAAGTAAACCATCCAGAGCACTATACCTCTGACCCATCTGGTGTTGAGTGTATTCAGATTACTCGTCATAGAAATTTCAATGTTGGTAATGCTTTTAAGTATCTTTGGAGAGCAGGCCTTAAAGATGAGTCCAAACATATTGAAGATTTAAAAAAAGCAATTTTTTACATACAGGATGAAATTAATAGACTTGAGAGAAAAAATGGGTAGAAAAAAGAAAAGTCAAGTATTAGATAATGGTAAATACACAAAAGTAAATACAATTATTGTTGATGGGCACACTATTGAACAGGGCGAAATGATTAAAATTAAAGGCGAACACGGTTCTCGTTTTAAGTTTATAAGTGTAACAAAAAACAACGACAATGGTTTGGAGTGGGTAGATTGCGTAGAGTATGAAAAAGGATTTCCCAGAGCAATGCGATCTTTTGATAAAGAAAAAGTAAGCCGAATTCCTAAAAGGAGGAAGCATGTCGAAAGATCTTGAAATTATAGAACATTTAGATGAAATAAATAAAGTTGTTGAAGAATATTTAAAGGGTAGCGATCCAACAAAAATATCTAAAGATTTAAGTATTCCAAGAACTAGAGTTGTTGCACATCTTAATGAATGGAAAGTTATGGTATCTGCAAATGATGCTATTCGTTCTAGGGCCAAAGAAGCACTTGCTGCAGCAGATGCACACTATGGAAAACTTATTTCTAAATCATATGAGGTTATTGATGAAGCAACCATGAATAATAATCTTAGTGCAAAAACTGCTGGTATTAAGTTAGTATTAGATATTGAAGCAAAAAGAATAGAAATGTTACAAAAGGCTGGATTGCTTGAAAATAAAGAACTTGCAGAAGAAATGCTTGAAATTGAAAGAAGACAGGAAGTTCTTGTTGAAATATTACGAGATATTGCAAAAGATCATCCACAAGTTCGTGATTTAATTATGCAAAGATTGTCTGACATTTCAAAGTCAGATGAGGTGATTACAATTGTCCACGATGTTCAATGATTTTCTTGAAGCATTGCAAGATAATCCATTTGAAAAAAATCCAGTAGATACAAAAACATTTGTAGAATCTACAGACTATCTAGGGCAACCACCATTGTCAGACATACAGTATGAAATTGTAGAGGCAATGAGTCAAATATATAAAAAGACAGATCTTGAATTATTAATGGGTCCTGTCGAAGGAGCAAGATACTATGATAAATACACTAAGAACGAAATTATTTTACAACTTGGGAAGGGTAGTGGCAAGGACTTCACTTCAACTGTGGCTTGTGCCTATATTGTGTATAAGTTACTATGTCTTAAAGATCCCGCAAAATATTTTGGCAAACCGTCTGGGGACGCGATTGACCTTATTAACGTTGCTATCAACGCCCAACAAGCGAAGAACGTCTTCTTTAAAGGATTCAAAACAAAAATAGAAAAATCTCCCTGGTTTGCAGGAAAATATAATGCTAAAGTGGACTCAATTGAATTTGATAAATCAATTACAGTTTATTCTGGACATTCAGAAAGAGAATCTCATGAGGGCTTAAACCTATTGCTTGCAGTTCTTGATGAGATTTCTGGTTTTGCTAGTGAAGTTGGAACTGGAAATGAACAAGGTAAAACAGCAGACAATATATATAAAGCATTTAGAGGAACCGTAGACTCTCGTTTTCCTGATTTAGGAAAAGTTGTACTACTGTCGTTTCCAAGATATCAAGGCGACTTTATTTCTGAAAAATATGAAAGTGTTATTGCAGAAAAAGATGTTGTACATAAATCACACAAGTTTATAATCAATCCATTACTTGATGCAACACCAGAAAACACACTAGATATTGAATGGGAAGAAGATCATATTATTTCATACAAGTTGCCTGGAATTTGGGCACTTAAAAGACCAACATGGGAAGTAAATCCAACTAGAAGCATTGATGATTTTAAAGTTGCATTTTATAATGACTTGGGCGATGCAATGATGCGTTTCTTGTGTATGCCAACTTACGCCTCTGATTCATTCTTTAAACAAAAAGATAAGTTACAAAATTGCATGACGTTAAGAAATCCAGTTGATCAATTTAGAAGGTTTGATCCTGGATTTGTTCCAGACCCAAACAAAACATATTATGTTCATGCTGACTTAGCACAAAGACATGACAAGTGTGCTGTAGCAATTGCACACGTTGAAAAATGGGTAAACCTACAAGTAATTAAAGATTATGATCAAGTAGCGCCAATTGTTGTAGTAGATGCAGTTGCATGGTGGGAGCCTAAAAAAGAGGGTGCAGTAAATCTTAGTGAAGTAAAAAATTGGATTATTAATCTTAGAAGACTGGGTTTTAATATTGGCAAGGTAACATTTGATAGATGGCAGTCATATGATATTCAACAAGAACTTAAGGCTGTAAATATTAATACAGATACAGTGTCAGTTGCTAAAAAACATTACGAAGATTTGGCTATGCTTGTTTATGAAGATCGTATTGCGATGCCAAACATTCCCCTGTTACTAGAAGAATTATCTGAACTTAAGATTATGAAAAATAATCGTGTAGACCATCCACGAAAATCATCTAAGGACTTGGCTGATGCAGTTTGTGGTGCAGCCTTTGGTGCAATATCATATACTAGTAAAGAAAATAATCTTGAAGTAGAGGTTAGAACCTGGTCAAGCGCACACAAAGAAATGCAAAGGCAAAGACGGCAAGAACTAGAAAATGAAAGAAATAATGAGATGCCAGACGATGTAAAAGAGTTTTTAGGAAAACTCAATTTGCTATAGACTGTCTTATCTGCTATAATAGAATTCTGGCTAAAAGGTCAGATAATACATAAAACAAGGAGAAATGAATGAAATCATTCAAAAAGATTGCCCTTATCGTGTCTGCAGCACTTTTGGGTTCAGTCGCAGTAATAACACCAGCACGCGCTAGTGTTCCTACAGTTGCTGTTACTGTTAATGCCGTTGTTGATAATGATGCAAATACTATTGCAGGTGCGGCAGTTGTTACAGTTCCTGCAGATAACAAGGTTGAGGCAGCAGATGCAGTTAAGTTTGCTCTCACCAACATTGTTGCAGGAACTTCAGTTGTTGTTACAACAACAAAGGCTACAGTAGTTCCAGCGCTTCACACTGCAACAGTTCCAGTAAACTCAAAGTCTGGCTCAAACACTCTTACCATTAATGTTGGTACTGGTACAACAGCAGAATTTTTTGTTTACACAACAACCACTGAGGTTGGAACAGTCGTTATTGTTAACGGATCAAACTCTCTTACATACTATGTAAAGGGTACAGCAGGTGCAGCATACAACCTTGATGCAACAGTCAGGTCTGATGTTAGCACTGCAAGCATTGCAGAAAATATTGTTAAGGTAACAGATATCTTTGGAAACATTGTTGGGGGAGTTACACCAACTGTTGCCGTTATCGGTGCAACTATTGAAGTTGCTGCTGGTGCATCTGATGCTACAACGGGTATTTCAAAGTTTAGCGTTAAGTATCCAGCAATCGCTGGTCAATCAGCAATTAGCATTGCACTTCCAGGTGCAGTTGCCGATGTTGATGGCCTTGATGCTGCTAAGAAGTCAACTGTTAAGTTTGTTACCGTATCTGACCTCGCTTCTGAGGTAACAGCACTTAAGGCAGTTGCTGCAAAGGCTGCAGAGGAACTCGCTGCAGAAAAGGCTGCTCACGCAAAGACAAAGGCATCACTTGCTCAGGCTTTGGGTAGTGTTGATCTTGTAACAAAGACTGCTGAAACAACAAAGGCTACACTAGATGCAGAACTAACAAAGGCAAAGGCTGACCTTGCAAAAGCACAGGCAGACCTTAAGGCCCTACAAAAGAAGTATGCTGCTCTTCTAAAGAAGAAGAAGTAGTATATCCGCCAAACGGGCAGGTTGAAATATACCTGCCCTTTGTGCTATACTAATATAGTATCTGCCTAACGGGGATACAAATAACTCGCTGAAAAGGAGAAAAAATGGTAACACAATTTGCTATGGATCTTTTTAAAGATCCCTTTTTTATTGGATTTAATCGGGAATTAGATAGATTAAACCAAGCACATTCAGTTAATGCAGGTGGATTTCCACCATATGATCTACTTAAACTAGATGATGATAACTATATTATTACTCTAGCAGTAGCAGGGTTTAGTAAAGAAAACCTTGATATTTTAGTAGATAAGGGTACATTAATTATTAAAGGAGAACAAGTAACAGTAACAGATGCAGAAGTATTGCATAAAGGAATCGCTGCAAGAAAGTTTACTCGTTCGTTTGCACTTGGTGAGTATATGGAAGTAACAACTGCTGATCTAACTAATGGAATGTTAAGCATTAAAGTTACACGTAATATTCCAGAAGAAAAGAAGCCAAATCA